CACATACCGCGGCGGTGGTAAAAACAATCTAATACAAAAAGTAGATAACCCTGCAAGAAAAGGTGTAATGGGAAATCACAATCCTATACAGGTATCAGTGCTTAACGATTTGAAAATTGTTAGTCCTGCACAAGTAACCACAGTAGCACCTAGTAGTACTAGTAGTTACTTTGGCACAAATCATATAATAATTCCTGGTGGTGACTTTACTGCTCATTGGAACCCAGATATAGATGACTTGGGTGGCTTCAAAGGATATGATTCAAAATATCAACGAGGTGCCGGCGACAGTGGCGGAACAGTTAGTCGCACAGGTGAGCCCAAAGAAGATGAAATGCAAAAAATATTAAATGGTTATCAAAAAGGTATTCCAAGTTATAGTCAACACAAAGGCGAAGTTATATTAGATACACCTTTCTATTATATGCTAAACTTACAATCTTTTTTAAGTACGTTTGGCGGTAAGAAAGTTAAAGAATTAATAACTGTACAAAATAGAAGTACCTTTTCACCTATATCAGCAGACCTGTTAGCAAGTAAATTTAAAACATATAGTGATATCGGATGGTACTTGGCAAACCCTGCTACAAATATGATGAAGTGGATTGCTAGTAAAGAAAATGAAAGAAAGGTAGCGTAATGTTAAGTAAACAATGTAAACTACACTTAGAAGAACAAGGTGAAACAGGATTACAGCATATGAGGACGGCAATTAAAACAGCAGTAAAATTACAACTGTTAGTTCCTGCACTACTAGTACATAGTATTGCTCCAAGATGCTTTTCTAATACAGCAACTAATGTTATGACAAACATTCTTAAAAATAGGTAAATACCAATATGCGTTTAAAAGACTTAGTAGAAGCAGTAAAAAAATTAGAACCAAGTAAATCACGTGATCCCAATTGGCGTGATATGGAAGCACTACGTAAAAGTGGTGCGGCAGGTTCTCATACAGATAAAACTAAGACTATTCCACGTAAAGAAAAATACAAAAAAACACCTATGGAACAACAGTTTGAAAGTTTTGTATCTGAGAAGATTACTAAAGATACTGAGATGGGCGATGTTGTTAAAGACTTCTACAAAAGCGATGCTCCGCAATTTAAAGGTAAAAGTAAAGCAAAGCGTAGACAAATGGCTATTGCGGCTAAACTTAGTCAAGAATCTAGCGATATATTCAAAGGGCTAGAGCAAGTTGACGAAACAGCAACAGCAGGAGCAACAGTTTCCGCTAGTATTGCAACCGTTGCAAGTCCGCATGTAGCAATAGGTGACGAAAAAACACGTAAAAAATACGGATTAACAGGCGGTTTGCCTAATCCTCCTAAAGCAAAAAAGCAAAAGCCAACAGATAATGCTCTTAATATGAAAGACACATCTATCTTCGGCGGACCCCTCAAACGATAAATACTCGTATAATACAGTAAACACATTATAGGAGCAGTCAATGATCAATGAAGACCAGTACGATGAGCCAGCATCAAAGTACGAAGATGAAATGCTTGCCAATCAGGTTGCATATATCAAATATGCAGTAGAAGAAATTCACAATCACGTACACAAGGGCGGAACATTCCCAGAATGGTTTCAAAACAAATTTAGTGGTGTACACGAAAAAGTTAAAACACTTCATGCTTATATGGAAGGCGAGCGTATGCAAGCCAAAGAACGTGACCGTATGATGAGTATGAAGGATGCCAAAGATGATTACTTTGAGTCATTAGAACGTAAACTTAATGAATCTAAAAGTAGTTGTAAAGATTGTGGCAAGCCTAGTTATACTACACTTGATGAGGAAAAGCAAAAAGGCGTTGACGGCAAAGTATGCTGGAAAGGCTACAAGCGTATGGGCACTAAGAAAAAAGGTGGCAAAACAGTAGACAACTGTGTGAAGATGTAAGGAAATATTATGTCAGATTTACAAAGAATTTTAAATAAATTTACTGAGTTAGGAATTGAAAATAAAGGACTTACTGTAGATGCTCCACAACAAGGGCAGGCTTTACAAGAACAGAAAAGTAATAGTCAAAGCACAGACACTACATCTCATGCACGTATGGTTGCAGAAAGTATTAAAGGAAAACATATTCCTGGTATAAGTGATACTAGTGCAAGTGATATGGCCGCACTAGCAGGTGTAGGTAATGCAACTCCACAAGCACCACAATACCAAACAGAAACACATGCTCCTGTACAACAAACATATAATGATAAGTGGCATGAAGTAGACAGTAGACTTTCAAAAATCGAAAATACACTAGCAAAAGTGTTTGAAAGCCTTGAAGGCTTAAAACAAATGAGTAACGAAGAATACCAAGAAAAAAGAAAAGCATTACAAGGTATACAGTTAGATCCTAACACAAACAAAGATCCTAAACTTAAAAAAGAGTTAATACGTAGGAAGTTTGAATTAGAAAAAGATTATAAAGCAGGTAAAATAACTACAGAAGATACTTTGAAAAAAGGATTTGTAAGTTTTTTAAAAGAACTGGAGAGTAATTAATGATAACATGTAAATGCGAGAATTGTAAATGCGATAGTCACTGTCACAAAGAATGCTCGTCTTGTGCAAATGATGTTTGTGTAACTTGCAACTGTGAAAATTGCCGAGATGAAAATTAAAGAAGTAACAGATTATTTTTATGGACTAGATCCAGCACACATGTCATATAAACACAAAATAGGTGACATATATGGAAAGAAGAATTTAAAAGTACCACATGCAAAATTGCATGTAAAAAACAAAAAGAAAAACAAAAGAGATAGTGGGCAGAACATTGGCAAATGATAAAATCAAAATTAAAAGAACAATCGAATACACTGGGCCTAACAAAAGAGATTACTTTTTAGCAGACTTATTTAAAAGCATACAACCAACAGTAGGTTGCGAAGTCGGCGTAAGAAACGGTAGAACAACATTTCATTTACTAGAAGCATTTCCAAGATTAAAAATGTATGCTATCGACTACGACATAAAGTTGTTCTACAAAGATAACATGATAATAAAGTATGGTCCTAGGCTAAAAGCAATACAAGGACATAGTCATACAGTACACGAACAGATAGAAAACGGCAGTTTAGACTTCGTATTCATTGATGCTAGTCACGATTATGATAGCGTAAAAGGTGATATTGAATACTACACACCTAAATTAAAACCAAACGGTTGGTTATGTGGGCATGACATGGACTTCCCAGGTGTAAACAAAGCAGTTAACGAACTACTACCAAACGACCATCATATAGGTCCAAATAACGTTTGGTTTAAATGTTTAGACAAAACGGTGCCAATTCCGTTTAATTTACTTGACAACTAGCATAAATCTATATATAATATAAGAAATTACTAAAAGGAGTCTCACATGAGTGACAAAGTATTCGGTGCTGAAGAAAAAGCAAAACTAATTCAGATCGTTAACGAAGGTGTAAATGTTTTGCAAGAAGTTACAGACCTACAAGAAGGTTTAAGAGATACTGTGAAAGCAGTAGCAGAAGAAATGGACGTTAAGCCAAGTCTAATTAACAAAGCAATTAAGATTGCACAAAAAGGTGAATGGCATAAAGCCGTTGATGAGTTTGAAGACCTAGAAACTATTATGGTTACTACTGGTCGCGACAAACTCTAATGCAAAAGATAAAAGGATTTTGGATCAATAGTTACAAAAGTGATAAGGTTGCTTTTGGATTTGAATTAATAAGTTTTATCTTTACAGTTATGGCAAGTTTGACTCTAGCATTTAATGCTATAGATCCAAACATGCTAGTTATATATCCGTTCTTCTTTGTAGGAAGTGTAACACAATGTTATGCTTCGATGCGTAGGGGTGCGGCATGGGTAATGTTACTAACAGGATATTTTGCTGTTATTAACGTATTTGGATACGGAGTTGCCGCCCTGTGGTGGTAATCAAAAGGTGATTAAAATTGTGGGATACTTGGTGCAAGGCAATAGGAACAAAGGCATATGAAGATAACAATAAGGCAGACAAAGTGGCAATTATACGCACTGGGTGGGTGTTGCTACACATTTTTACTTGCATTGCTATTATCTTAAATGCAATAGCAAATCACGGTACAAAGTTATTTGGGTTTTGATAAAAAAAGTCTTGACTTTGTAACAATAAGATACTATAATAGTACATATTGTTGAAGAAGGTTAGTTGGCCATAAACAACATTACTGGTTTTTGCCAACCGAAAGTGGCATATAAAGGAGAATGAATGAGTTACGTAGATGCACTCTGGGATCGTGATAAAGATATTATCAAGGTTGTAGAGAGAAATAAAAAAGGCGAAAGAGAGTTTCGCGAATTCCCCGCAAGATATGTATTTTATTATGGCGACGGCAAAGGTAAACAAAAAAGTACTTTTGGTGATCCTGTAAGTCGTGTTGTTTGTAAGAGTTGGAAAGACTTTCTTAGAGAACAAAAGATTAATAAACATCGCGGACTATATGAAGCAGACATCAATCCTGTATATAGACTACTTGAAGAAAACTATTTAGGTCAAGATGCACCTAATCTAAACGTTGCATTTTTTGATATTGAGGTTGACTTTGATCCTGAACGTGGTTATAGTTCACCTGAAGATCCTTTTACTGCTATTACTGCTATTTCTGTACACTTACAGTGGATGGACACACTTATTACACTAGCACTTCCTCCTAAAACACTTACTATGGAACAAGCAAAGGAAGAATGCAAAGACTTTCCTAATACATATTTGTTTGATTCAGAAGCAGAAATGCTTGATACATTTTTAGATTTAATTAAAGATGCTGATGTTTTGTCAGGTTGGAACAGTGAAGGTTATGATATTCCGTATACTGTTAACAGAATTACAAGAGTTTTAAGTAAAGAAGATACAAGGCGTTTTTGTTTATGGAACGCTTATCCTAAGAAAAGAATATATGAAAAGTTTGGTAGAGAACAAGAAACATATGATCTTATAGGACGTCAACACTTAGATAGTCTTGAACTGTATCGCAAGTACACATATGAAGAACGACACACTTATCGACTAGACGCTATTGGTGAACTTGAAGTAGGTGAAAAGAAAACTGAATATGAAGGTACATTAGATCAACTATATAACAATGACTTTAAAACATTTATTGAATATAACAGACAAGACGTTCTGTTATTAGATAAACTTGATAAGAAACTACGCTTTCTTGATCTAGCAAATGAACTTGCACATGCAAACACAGTGTTGCTACCAACAACAATGGGTGCTGTCGCAGTTACAGAACAAGCAATTATTAACGAAGCACATAGACGTGGTTATGTTGTACCTAATAGAGTACACAGAGAGCCGGGTTCATCACAGGCGGCTGGTGCATATGTTGCATATCCTAAGAAAGGATTGCATGATTGGATTGCATCAATGGATTTGAATTCACTATATCCGTCTGTTATTAGAAGTTTAAATATGGATCCAGCAACAGTTGTAGGACAACTTAAACAAAACCATACAGAAGAATTCATAAGCGAACAAATGAACTTTAAAAAGAAGTCATTTGCAGGTGCTTGGGAAGGAAAGTTTGGTAGTCTTGAATATGACTACGTAATGGAACAACGTAAAGATATTGAAATTACTATTGATTGGGAAGGTGGCGAAAGCGATACATTAAGTGCCGCAGAAGTTTACAAACTAATTTTTGATAGTAATCAACCATGGATGGTTAGTGCTAATGGTACATTGTTTTCAACAGAGTTTGAAGGTATTATTCCTGGACTACTAAAACGTTGGTATGCTGAACGTAAAGATATGCAGAAGATGTTAAAGAAAGCAAAAGATGCAGGTAATGCTGTTGAGATCGAGTACTGGGACAAGCGACAGTTGGTTAAGAAGATTAACTTGAACAGTTTGTATGGTGCTATTCTTAATCCAGGTTGTAGATTCTTTGATAAACGTATTGGTCAATCAACTACACTTACTGG